TCCTCAACTACGCTACCGCGCGCCGCAATGAAGGCGAGCACGGCAGTAGCGAAATGCGGCTGGCCGCCGAGTTCCCCATGGTGCTGGTGGAAACTTACTGCAACACCAAAGGCATCACCTTTGCCGACTTCATGGCCAACCCGGAACACGCGCGCGCCATGTTGAACGACCCCGATCTGAGCAAATTCCGCATTTGGGAAGGAAAAGTCTAAATGTCCGTCAATATCGACCAGCTAGCCGACGGTTCCATGGGCCTGACCGGCAAGGATGGCGTGTCCATCTTCGACACCATCAGCATTCAGTACAGCGCTACCACGCCACTTGCCATGACGCTGATGGAAACGCCGCGCGCCTGCATCATCGAGCAGATCAATGCCGTGGTGGATGCGCCATCCACAAACGCCGTCACCGCGTCGGTGTATTGGGTGCCCAGCGGGACTGCCCTTGCCTCTGGCACGTTGGTGCATAGCGGCACCATCAACTTGCAAGGCGCAGCCAACACCAACCAAACGTTGGTGCTAACACCTGGCGCTACGGTGGTTCCAGCCGGCGCGCACATCGGCATTGTGATCAGCGGTGCAATCGGTGCAGCCGGCAATGGTTCGGTGTCGCTTGGCATCAACCCGGCGTAATAAGCATGGCCATTGTCGATTATGCGAGCCTGCAGGCGTCTGTGAGCAACTGGCTGCACCGCTCTGACCTCGCCAGCATGGTGACCGACTTTATCTCGCTGGCCGAGGCCAAACTGTCGGCGGACCTCAAGGCGCGGCCGATGGATGCCATCACCACCGTCACAGCGACGGCCGGGAATGCGTACGTCGTGTTACCGACCGATTTCCTTGAAATGCGCCGGTTTGTGCTGAAAACCACGCCGCTGCAGCCACTCAAGTATGTGACGCCAGATCAACTGGTAATTGACTTCCCTACGCTCGATACCCGAGAGCCGGAGGAATTCACCGTAATCGGCATGAATGCACAACTGGGGCCGGTGCCAGATCAGAACTACGCCATTGAAGTGGTCTACCGGGCCCGTATACCGGCGTTGTCGAACACGAATACCACCAACTGGGTTATCGCCAACTTTCCTAATGCGTACCTGTATGGCGCGCTGCTGGCCGCGCAGCCATTCATCCAGAACGACGCGCGCATCCCAGTATTCCAGTCGGAATACAAAAATGCGGTTGACGGCATCAACGGCATCGACTGGTACAGCGGCAGCACTATGGTCGTTACTGCGGGGTAAAACATGTCTCTCGAAGCCGGCAATTACATCGCCAACCTGGTGGCGGCAAACCCGCCGCAGGGCGACGCGAAGAGCCAGGGGGCCGCGCATCTGCGCCTGATCAAGCAAGCGCTGCTGAATACCATCGTCGGCTTCACGCAGGCCGCTATCGTCACCGGCACCGATGGCGGCACGGCAGATGCCTACACGCTGACGCCTGCAACGCCGCTCCTGGCATATGGCCAGCGGCAGATTTACATCATTTTCCCGGTAGCGACGAATACGACCACCACTCCAACGGTCAATATTTCCGGACTGGGCACGCGCAATATCAAGCGTATCGACGGCTCCAACCCGGCAGCAGGCGACCTGCAGCAGAATTGGCCGACCATCCTTCTTGATGACGGGACGAATGCCCGGTTTATCGCGCCCACGAAAAACTACGTGGACCAGCTGGCGTTTAGTGCCGCGCTGCCGGCGCAGGCGGGCAATAGCGGCAAGTTCCTCCAGACTAACGGGGCGGTGGCGAGCTGGGTCCCCACCGGCATCAGGCGCAGCCCGCGCGCCTCGAATACGATTCTTGGGGTGGCCGACACCGGCAACCTCGTAGACATCACCGGCGGCACCTTTACCCAGACGTTTACCGCCGCGGCCACGCTGGGCAATGGCTGGTCCGTCTATCTGCGCAACTCCGGTTCCGGCGACATCACGCTGCAGATGAACGCCAGCGAAACGCTGGACGGCCTGAACAGCTTCGTGATGTATCCGAACGAAGCGCGCCTCATTGTGTGCGACGGTACGGCGCTGTATTCAATCGTGCTGACCCCGTTCTATCGCGCGTTCACCGCGTCCAGCACCTTCGTTAAGCCGCCAGGGTACAGCTACTTCGCTGGCTTGGCTTGGGGTGGCGGGGCTAGCGGCGCGTTCCAGCCGAACGGCACGGCGGCACCGGGGGGGCCGGGTGGTGGCTGTTTCCCTTTCCAGTTGCTGGCTTCTGCCGTTGGCGCAACCGAAACGATTACTATCGGAGCAGGCGGCGCGCAGCTGACTGCCACCGGGAGTGGGAACAACGGCGGCAATACCTCTTTCGGCTCGTGGTTTACCGCGACTGGCGGGGTATTTAACAGTTCGGGCGGCGCAGTCAGGCTCCCTACCGGCAGCACGTCCAGCCGCGGTCGCGTCACGACCATGAGCGGCGGATCTGACCAAGGCTCATGGGGCTTTGAAGCCATCGCCGTCCAGACGAGTGCCAGCTACCCGACAGTCTACGCAGGAACGACGCCTGCTAGTGATGGAACTGTCGCCACGGCTCCATCGATTTACGGCGGAGGGGGCGGCGGCGGCTGCTCTTCGGTGGGCAACGCGTTTGCCGGTGGCACGAGCCCGTTCGGGGGCATTGGCGGGATTGGTAGCTACGGCAATGCCGCTGCGGATGGTTTGCCCCCCGGAGGCGGCGGCGGCGGCGTTAATAATTCCATATATCATAGCGGCGCCGGGGCACGCGGCGAGCTTCGAGTGTGGGGGATCGCTTAATGCAATATGCAATCGTTCAGGGCGGCATCGTCACCAATATCGCGGAAGCGACCTCGCCACTCTACGCAACCTGGATTCCGAACGACGGCACGGCCCGCATGGGAGGCACGTGGGACGGCGCCAAGTTCGGGCCGGTGGTGGTGCCACTGGCGCAAGCGCAAACCACGCAGATCGCCGCGCTCTACAGCGCCTACCTCACCGCGTGCTCGGCCAACGTGCCGTACATGAGCACCACGTTCCAGGCCGACGACCGGTCGCGGTCCCTGCTGAATGGCGCCGTCACCAGCTATACCCTGACAGGCTCCGTGCCGGCCAGCTTCTACTGGCGCGACGCCAACAACGTCAATGTGTCGATGACGCTGGCGCAACTGCAGGGCCTCGGCCAGGCCGTCACCACGCAGGTGTGGAACGCTTTCCAGCACTTCCAGACGCTCAAGGCACAGGTGACGGCTGCCACCACCGTGGCGGCCGTGCAGGCGGTCACCTGGTAAGACACGCAGCAGCGAACACAGGGCACCTCCGGGTGCCCTTTTCTTTTGGTCTCCCGCTATGGCCCTGATCCGTATCCCTCAGTCCGGCGCCATCGGCGTCAACAAGGACTTGTCGCAGCACGAGCTGCCGAACAACGCCTGGACCGACGCGATGAACATCCGGTTTCTGGATGGCATGGCGTACCAGTTTTACGGCCATGGCGAGGTGTATGGCACCCCGCTGGCGGTCCCCCAGTATGTGCTGCCCTGTTACCTGAACGGGCAGCGCTATTGGGTCTATGCCACGGCAACCGGCGTCTACTGCGTGACCAACACAGCCGGCGTGGCTGTACATACTGCCCTAACCCCGACTAACCCGCGCACCGGGGTGGTGAACAACTGGACTGGCACGCTGCTGTCGGGCATCCCGGTGCTGAATGCCGGCGATACGGCGTCTTACCCGATGTCGTGGACGCTCAACACCGGCGCACCGTTTGCCGACCTGCCGAACTGGCCGGTGAACACCTACTGCAAGTCGATCCGCGCCTTCAAGAACTTCCTGATCGCGCTGAACGTGACCAAGGGAACGCAGAACTACCCGTTCATGGTCAAGTGGTCCACGGCCGCACAGCCTGGTTCATTGCCGGCGAGCTGGGACCAGACCGACCCTACACAGTTGGCCGGCGAAAACGATATCGCCGAAGGCTACGACGTGATTTTGGACGGCATGCAGTTGCGCGACAGCTTCATGATCTACAAGGAATCGTCGATCTGGCGCATGGATTTCGTGGGCGGCTCGTACGTTTTCAACTTCTACAAGGTGTTTGGCAGCTCCGGCGCGATGAACCGGAATTGCATAGTCGATGTGGATGGCTTCCACGTGGTGCTGACCGGCTCCGACGTGATCCTGCACGACGGAGTGAACGCCAACAGCGTGCTGGACAAACAAACCCGGCGCTGGCTGTTCCA